GTAAACATTCGTTCATGTTATAGAAAAGATTTTGAAGTTTTGTATAAAAATGTTTAGATTGTGTAAATTGTAACGACAACTTCATTAAGTTAGCATATGCTGACTAGATAGTATATAATGACATAGAGGACAGAATTATGTAACCAAAGTTTTCTTTTTTATGTCGTTATGTCCCCGAAAGGTATAATGGAGGACATTATGCACAATCTCATTTCATACAATCAATTAGCGGGTTGGAAACAAAGTGTCGAACACTTGACTCAAACACTAGACAGAACGATGGACGAAGCAGATCTTCTTAATGATTATTACAATTGCCTAATTGAATGTGATGATGATCAGTCCACATGTAAACGCATTTGTAGGAGCATCCTTACATAACCGACCATAGACACATAGGAAACTGTCACTGAGGAGCCCCAGGGAAACCTGGGGTTTAGTATTATAGGGACATCCGAAAGAAACCCATGGCAGTCAAGCACGAAATCAAATCCCAACTTGCTAAACTTCTTGCTACTGAGGACTTGATCGTGGAGCACAAGAAAGTAAGCACTGCTTGCTTCAACGTTCACACCCGTGTCCTGACCCTTCCTATGTGGGAGAAAGCAAGTAACACTGTGTATGACCTGCTGGTGGGTCATGAGGTTGGACATGCACTCTTTACTCCAGACGAGAACTGGTTAGATAAGGTTGCTATTCCCCCTCAGTTCGTGAATGTTGTGGAGGATGCCCGCATTGAAAAACTTATGAAACGCAAGTACATGGGACTTGCAAAGACGTTTTTCAAAGGTTACCAAGAACTAAATGACGAGGACTTCTTTTCTATTTCTGATGAGTCTGTTTCTGATTTCAATCTTGCTGATCGTGCAAATCTATACTTTAAGATCGGTAATTTTGTAGACATTTCTTTTGACTCTGAAGAAAAAAATATCATCCAAAAGATTGCAGATACTGAAACCTTTGACGATGTGTTGAAGGTTGCGGAGGAACTGTATCTGTTCTGCAAGAAAGAGAAAGAAGAGAAAGTAGATGATATTGAGATGCCACCTAACATGGGTGGTGAGTCTGATCAACCCGCAAATGAACTGAAGGAGCAGCAGGATTCTCCTGGAGAGGGATCTGGTGAGTCCATGACCCATGAGGAGATGCTTGAGGAAGCACAACGTCGGGAGTCTGCTAGTGCTCCTCTAAACGATGAACCAGAGGTTCAAACTGCTGATGCTTTAGAATCAAATCTGCAGGATCTTGTAGAGACTGATGGATATGAGAACGTATATGTAGAGATCCCTAAGGTTGATCTGAAGTATATTATTGCCAAGAACGATGATATTCACAAAGAGATTGATGCATGGTTCAATCATCAGAAGAGTACTATTTCACTAGAACTTTTCTCTAAAACTGATGAAGAGTTTATCAAGTTCAAACGTAATGCACAGAAAGAAGTCAACTACCTGGTGAAGGAGTTTGAGTGTCGTAAGGCAGCAGATTCCTATGCCCGTGCTACCACTGCTCGCACTGGCGTTCTTGATACTTCCAAATTGCACACTTACAAGTACAACGAAGATCTATTCAAGAAAGTCTCTGTGATTCCTGATGGTAAGAATCATGGTCTTATCTTTGTTCTTGACTGGAGTGGATCCATGAGCCGTGTGTTGCTTGACACAATCAAGCAACTTTACAATTTGATTTGGTTCTGTAAGAAAGTCTCTATTCCTTTTGAGGTGTATGCTTTCACGAATGAGTGGAAGAAACCTGAGATCAACTATGAAACTCAGGAACTTGTCAAACCAGCAGACTGGACTTCTTCATATGAGAAGAAAGAGAATCTTCTTGCTGTTCATGAACAGTTCTCCATGATGAATCTTCTGACCAGCAAGACAAATGGTAAGCAACTGGAACATCAGATGATTAACATCTGGAGGTGTGCGAAAGCCTTTGGTAACTTCTACGGATCCTGTTACTCTGTTCCTACTCGTCTGGGTCTTTCTGGCACTCCTCTGAATGAAGCATTTGTGTGTCTTCACCAGATTCTTCCTCAGTTCCAGAAGGAGAATAAACTGCAAAAGATTCAGTGTATTGTCTTGACTGATGGTGAGGCAAATCATCTCTCTCGTCACGTTGAGGTAAAACGTCACTGGGAGAAAGAACCTTACATGGGAACTCGTCAGTTGACTGGTGGTTGCACCTTCCTTCGTGATCGTAAGACTGGTAATACCTATCAGGTTCCTTATGGTTGGCACGGATTTTCTGATCTGATGTTGCAGAACCTGCGTGATAACTTCCCTACAGTCAACTTTGTGGGTATTCGTGTTCTTGAGAGTCGTGATGCAAATGGATTCTTCAGACTGTATCATGATCAACATTCTGATTCTTTCCGTAAGTTGCAGAGTGAGTGGAAGAAACAACGTAGTTGCACTATCAAAACTTCTGGATATCATGCATATTTTGCGATGTCTGCGGCATCACTATCTCAGGATGCTGAGTTTGAAGTGAAGGAAGATGCTACAAAAACTCAAATCAAGTCTGCATTTGCTAAGTCTCTTAAGACTAAGAAACTAAATAAGAAAGTTCTTGGTGAATTTATCTCTCTGGTAGCATGAAAGACAACTGGAAAGAGATTGCCATAGCATCAGAAAAGGACCCTAAGGTTATCAAAATCCTCCAGGAGGGTCCTAGGTCTTTAGGTCAGGCATATTTACTCCAGGCTATGCGATACAAGTATGGACGATCTGACAAGTGACACACGGAGGGTTTGAGACCCCCCCTTTTTCGTCTATAATAACTTCAGTTAAACAAAACAACCAATGGGTCTCTCCAAAGAAAGTATCGTTAACTGCCTTCGTGAATCTTATGGTGAGTCTGTGACTTCTGCAGAAATCAAGGCATTCTGCAACATGAATGACTTCAACTATCAGACCATCACCAACAAACTGACTGACTTTAAAGTCGGTCGTGGTAAGTGGAACCTGGAAGTAACTAAAGAAACTGTAGAAGAACTGGAAACAACTTATAATGGACCTGCTGCTCTGCCAGCAATCGAACAAAACCTTATTCCTGTTAAAGATGATTCCTTCGTCCAGTTTGGTAATTTCGCAGATATTAAAAAAATTATTAAGTCCCGTTACTTCTACCCTACGTTCATCACGGGTCTTTCGGGCAATGGTAAAACGTTCTCTGTTGAACAAGCATGTGCTCAACTTGGACGTGAACTCATCCGAGTCAACATCACAGTAGAAACAGATGAAGATGATCTTATTGGTGGTTTCCGTCTTGTTGGTGGAGAAACCGTTTGGCACAACGGACCCGTCATTGAAGCCTTGCAACGGGGTGCTGTGCTGCTCCTTGACGAGATCGACCTTGCCTCAAACAAAATTCTCTGTCTTCAATCTATCCTTGAAGGAAAGGGAGTTTTCCTCAAGAAGATTGGCAAATGGGTTACGCCCGCAGAAGGTTTCCAAGTATTCGCAACCGCCAACACCAAAGGCAAAGGTTCCGACGACGGACGATTCATCGGAACTAACGTGCTCAACGAAGCATTCCTTGAACGGTTCCCCGTAACTTTTGAGCAAGAGTATCCCTCAGTTGCTACCGAACAGAAGATCTTGAACAAGATTTGTGATGATGCCGAATTCTGTAAACGTCTCTCTGACTGGGCTGACATTATCCGCAAGACCTTCTATGATGGTGGTATTGAGGAGATCATCAGCACCCGTCGTCTGGTTCACATTGTGAAGGCATACGGTATTTTCAACGATAAAGAGAAAGCAATCAGTGTCTGTGTTAATCGTTTTGATGACGAAACCAAGCAAGCATTCCTTGAACTCTATGATAAAGTAGATGCTGACTTTGATCTCTCTGCCACTGGTGAAAAATTTTATGTTGACAAGAAGGAGTGTCTTGACTCACACAACTTCTCTTGATATAATTAATGACAAACTCTTGGTCCTTTCTATTTGATGAATTGAACATGACTAAACATTCAAAGTATTATTATGATTACGACCGAAATGATCCCAATCGAGAAAACCCTTTCAAAAAGAGTGTTGAATTGAAATACGGAAAAGAACCTTATTTTGAAGGTAGAGATTCTGAAGGACGTTACCATCCCGATAATCCTAACCAAGCATTTTGGCACGAAGATGGTAATGAGTTTATTGGAAATCCATACTCATCGGATACAATTAACTTCACCTCTACTTCTTATGGTGCAGCACAAGAAGTCCCAATGATTTTTGGTGATTCTGGTCAAGACTGCATCTCATTTGATTACAACAAAGACTTTCATCTAAATTTGGCAATGCCTCAGAAACAAAATAATAATTACAAATATAGTGAGGAAAAGATCCTTAAAGAACTGTCCGAATATATTAACGGAACATACAACCAGCATTACTCTGCTGGTGACGACAAGATTCAAACTCTGGATCTGATTGAAGCATGTGGTGATGGTGAAGCATTCTGCCGCAGTAATATTCTCAAGTATGCATCCCGTTATGATAAGAAAGGGACTGCACGACGTGACATTATGAAGATTTTGCACTATGCTGTTCTTCTGATGCATTTCAACGACAAGAATGCTCAACGTGAAACTTACCCTCAGTGATGAAAACCCGACCTGCTATGAAACTCTCCGACAAAACTATTTCCGTCCTGAAGAACTTTTCTTCTATCAACCAATCCATTCTCTTTAAGGAGGGCAACAAACTTCGCACGATCAGTGTGATGAAGAACATTCTTGCAGAGGCAACTATCACTGAAGATTTCTCTAAAGATTTTGGCATCTATGATCTCAACCAGTTTCTCAATGGTTTGAGTTTGCACCAGAGTCCTGAACTTGATTTCAAAAACGATGGTTATGTTGTCATCCGTGAAGGAAAGTCCCGTTCTAAGTACTTCTTTGCTGATCCTAATGTGATCGTGACTCCTCCTGAGAAAGCAATTAATCTTCCTACTGAAGATGTTTGCTTTGAACTGAGCACTGATCAACTTGAGAAACTGCTGAAGGCATCTGCTGTCTATCAACTGCCTGATCTGTCTGCTGTTGGTGAAGCTGGTGTTGTTAAACTGGTTGTTCGTGACAAGAAGAACGATACTTCCAATGACTTCTCTGTTGTCGTTGGTGAGACCGATAAAGATTTCTCCTTTAACTTCAAGGTAGAGAACATCAAGATTCTTCCTGGTACTTATGAAGTTGTTGTGTCTCAGAAACTCCTGTCTCGATTCACTTCCAAGAATCATGACCTTACTTATTATATTGCCCTGGAACCCGATTCCACTTTTGGATGATGAGACACATCCTCTTTACATTAAAGGGTTGTAATGTGGAGTTGATGGAGGATATTGATTACATGCGTTTGATGCTTTACAATGCAGCAAAAGAATGTAATTCAACCCTCCTTAACTTATCGGTTCATAAGTTTGAACCACAAGGTTTTACTGGTATTGCTATGCTTGCTGAATCTCATATCAGCATTCATACTTGGCCAGAGAAAGGTATGGCGGTTTGTGACGCATTTACCTGTGGTGACCACACAACACCTAAAAAGGGTGTAGAATATATGCAGAAGATGTTGGAGTCAACCGACATCGTTATGAATGAATTTATTCGACCTTTAGAATGAACATCTTTGTGACCTCACCAGACCCCTGGGAATCTGCCAGGGTTCTACCTGACAAACACATTGTCAAAATGCCCCTGGAGACCTGTCAGATGCTTGCTATCGTTGCATCTGACAAATGGGGTTATGGTTTTGGCACTCTTCCCAGGGCAGACGGGACTCCCTATGCCACCGAGAAGGGTGCTTTTCGCAATCATCCATGCACCATTTGGGCAGCAAGATTTGTGGTCAACTGGCAGTGGTTGATTGCTCATGGATTTGCATTGTGTGAAGAGTATGCAGCACGATATGGCAAAGTTCATACCTGTTTCAATACTCTCCTTGCTGCTAAAGAGATCTTTCCCACTGCTGATCCGCAAGGTCGTAGTGAGAAAGATCCAACACCTTTCGCAAGGGCAATGCCCGACGAATATAAATTTGATACTAGCATTGATACATTTACTGCCTACAAAATGTACATTGCTTCTAAACCGTGGGTGTGCGATAATTATCTTCGGTTGCCCCACCGTAAACCTGATTGGATTTGATTATGCGTAATGAATTTTTGTGGGTGGAGAAATACCGTCCCAAAACTATTGAAGAGTGTATACTTCCTGACAACATCAAAAAAACTTTCCAAGATTTTCTAGATAAAGGGGAAGTACCAAATCTACTCCTTGCTGGACCTGCTGGGTGTGGAAAAACTACTGTAGCAAAAGCACTTTGTAATCAACTAGGAGTAGATGTATATGTCATCAATGGATCCGATGAAGGACGATTCCTTGATACCGTCCGAAATACTGCGAAAAACTTCGCTTCGACCGTCTCGCTTTCTTCAACTGCAAAACACAAAGTCATCATTATTGATGAGGCAGATAATACAACCAATGATGTACAACTCCTCTTACGGGCGTTTACTGAGGAGTTTAGTGGCAACTGCAGATTCATCTTCACCTGCAACTTCAAAAACAAAATCATCGAACCACTCCACTCCCGATGTGCATGTATTGACTTTTCAACCAATTCCAAAAGCAAACCCCAACTTGCAGCAGCATTCTTCAAACGCATCCAAGAAATCCTGGCTGCAGAAAGTGTTGAATATGATAACAAGGTCCTGGTAGAATTGATCAACAAACACTTTCCCGATTGGAGACGTGTTCTTAATGAATGTCAACGTTACTCTTCAAGTGGTAAGATTGACTCTGGCATTCTTGCAACCTTCAGTGATGTAAAGGTAAATGACTTGGTTAAAAAACTTAAAGAGAAGGACTTTCCTGAAGTACGTAAATGGGTCGTCAATAACCTGGATAATGATACTTCTGTTTTACTTCGTCGCATTTACGATGCTTGTTACGATGCCATGGTCCCGTCCAGTATTCCTGCTGCTGTTCTTACTCTTGCTAAGTATCAATATCAGATGGCATTCGTAGCCGACCAAGAGATAAATATGCTTGCTTGTTTAACCGAAATTATGGTTGAATGCGAGTTCCGTTAATGGAGTGTGAATTCAAATGATTAATGTAAAACTGTTTCGTATCACTACTGGTGAAGAAGTAGTTGCAGAACTTGTGTCTGAAACTGATGACACCGTGACCCTTAAGAATGGTCTTGTTGTTCTTCCTACAAACACTGGTGTAGGATTTGCACCTTGGGCAACTGTGATTGATCCTGATAATCCTGACATCACCTTGTCAAAACAACACATTGTGTATGTTGTTCCTGTGCAGGAAGATGTTGCCAAACGGTATAATGAAATGTTTGGTAGTAAACTGATCACACCTGAAAAGAAAAAACTGATTGTTTGATTATGAAAAAAGAAAAACTGAGAGCACAAGTGAAGTCAAGGTTTTATTACATTTTTTGGGGAACTGCAACTGTTGCTGTGGTCCTAGGACAACTCTATGTTGGAACTGGGTATCGATTGATGGCAGGCAGTATTCTAAGAATTCTCCAATCTGTTGAAGTTATTGTTGGATCTGACCCTGTAGATTATAAATGAAAGCACTGAAAACCCCTCTTCGTTATCCGGGTGGCAAATCCAAAGCCATCAAAACTCTGTCAGCATGGTATCCTAAAGTCATCGCAGAGTATCGTGAGCCCTTTATTGGTGGGGGTTCCATTGCTATTGATGTGACCAAATCTAATCCAGACATCCCTGTCTGGATTAACGACCTGTACGTGCCCCTCTACAACTTCTGGGTGCAACTGCGGGATCGTGGTCAAGACCTCTCTGAGAGTGTTAGAGAGCAGAAAGAGAAGATGTTAGAGAGTGGCACTCAAGAAGAGAAGGATAAGTTTGCAAGGGCACTGTTTGACCAGTATGCTGCTGAAATTGACACCTATGATGATTTCCAGAAGGCAGTTGCTTTCTTCATCATGAACAAGTGTAGTTTCTCTGGTTTGACTGAGAACAGTTCTTTCTCTCGCACTGCTGCTAATTCCAACTTCTCTCTGGTTGGTGCTGATAAACTCAAGCAGTTCTCTGAACTTATCAAGAACTGGAAGATTACTAACATTGATTACTCTGAGGTAATGAATGCTGATGGTCCTGAGAATACTTTTGTATTCCTTGATCCTCCTTATGACATCAAAGATTTCCTGTATGGAAAGAATCGTGAGATGCATAAATCATTTGACCATGATGTATTTGCACAGAACGTATATAAGTGTCCTCACAAGTTCATGATTACTTACAACGTCAATGAACGTTTGGAAGAACTCTACAAGGACTATGAGTTGACTTATTGGAAGTTGCGTTACTCTATGGCACATCGTGGTGACAAAGGCACTGATGATAATGTCAAAACCGAACTTCTGGTCACTAACTATTCTCTTACTCCTAAGACACCCCTGGAGGAGCAATGGAACTGAAAGATTGGTTGAACTCTATTAACTTCAATAAGGAGAATCTAAGTGAGAACATTAGCTCTTACCCTCCATATATCATTAATCGTTGTCTGTCTGGGCACCTTGATTGTGTCATGTTTGCTAACGAAATGAACAAACATCATTTCTTAGACAAAGATATGCAATATTCTTTTTATCTAAATACTTTGAGGAAAAAGAAGAGATTCTCCCCCTGGCTCCGAAAGGATAAAGTCACGGACCTAGAATGTATCAAAAAGTATTATGGATACAGTAATGAAAAGGCATCTCAAGCTTTGAAAATCCTGACACAAGAACAAATCAACTTTATTAAACAACGACTTGACACTGGAGGAATGAAATGAGTACTACGGTAGAACCTACGGTACAGTGGTCTCAGGATCAAATGGTGGAAGTGCTTCTGAATGAACCAGATGATTTCCTGAAGGTTCGTGAGACTCTTACACGTATTGGAGTTGCATCTCGCAAGGAGAAGAAACTCTATCAGTCTTGCCATATCCTGCACAAGCAGGGAAGGTATTTTATTGTTCACTTTAAGGAACTGTTTGCCCTTGATGGTAAACATGCTAATCTGACTGTGAATGATGTACAACGTCGCAATCGCATCACTCGTCTTTTAGAAGATTGGGGACTGATTAGTGTCGTCAGTCCTGACTCTGTTACTGACATTGCTCCCTTGAATCAGATTAAAGTGCTTGCATACAAAGATAAGTCTGATTGGATTCTGGAGCAAAAATATAATATCGGAAAGAAAGGTAAGACCCAGGAAACCGAATAAATAATTTTGCGATCTTTCGTGCGGTCGCTTCAAAAGTCGGAACACCATACAAAGAGGTTCGGTTATTACCGTTCCTCTTTTTTTGTTGCCGTGTTATAAATATATCGGATGCCTTCGGGGTCCACACAATCAAATCTCGCTTTAAAAGGAGAAGTACAATGAACAACTTAGCAAAGTATAACGCCGCTAATTTGGACCAACTGTTAGACCGTATAAATAGAAACAGTATTGGTATGGATGAATATTTTCATCGATTGTTTTCGCTGCATGAAACAACGACAAACTATCCTCCATACAATTTAGTTCAAGTCTCAAATGTAGAATCTCGACTTGAACTTGCACTAGCAGGGTTTAAGAAGAAGCAGGTAAATGTCTACACACAAGACGGAAAACTCTTTGTCGAAGGACAACGAGAAGATGGAGAAACTGGAACCGAATACATCCATAGAGGAGTGGCTCAACGATCATTCACAAGATCTTGGACACTGGCAGAGGATACGGAAGTTAGATCAGTTGAATTTGAGGATGGGTTACTATCGATAACTCTTGGCAGAATTGTGCCACAACATCATCAAAGGAAGGATTGGTTCTAAATAGAACTGAATATCGTCGTCGCTACGCCGAGGGGATACTGGCAAAAACCAGTTGACTCCCCTCTTTTTTATTGCTAGAATGTTTGGAGGTTAGACTGCATTATGACAATTAAATTATTGGTTCTAAAGTCTGGTGAAGACATGATTGCCGATGTTAAGGAAATGGCATACGGTGAAGATGATAACAAAAGAGTAGTTGGATATTATCTTAATAAACCTTGTGTTATTAAGATGAGGAACCCAAGTCAAATTCCAGAATTGCAGGATGGTGCAACTAAAAAAGCTGGTTTTGAAGTTTCTTTATTTCCTTGGATTCCTCTTTCTGCTGAAGAAACTATTCCTATTCCATCTGACTGGGTTGTAACTATGGTTGATCCAGCATTCAAACTAAAAGAAATGTACATTGAGGACATCGTAAAATATGGAAAAGTCATCGAAGACAATAAAGGCAATTCTACTGCTGAACAATCAGATTCTGATCAGTCAGATTGATGAGGTAGGTGCGGATATTGGTCAACCCGATTGTAAGTTGACCAGTCCATTCCTTTATAAAGAAGACGGAACTTTAGAACCTTGGTTAATTAATGTTTCCCGTCAAGATGTTTTTATGATTAGTTCTGATAAGATCATGACTCTTACAGAACCTATGCCCACCCTAGTTGAAAAATACGAAGAACTTACTAAGTAATGCGTTTCTACACTAATGTTCAGTTGATTGGAAATCAGTTCCTCGTTCGGGGAGTTGAGAACGGAAAGAGATATGAGTACAGGGATGAATTTTTCCCTACTCTATATGTGAAGTCGAAGAAGAATTCAAAATACAAAACATTAGGCGGAGACCCCGTTGAAGAAGTGCGTCCTGGCACCGTTCGGGATTGTCGTGAGTTCTACAAGAAGTATGATGAGGTTGATGGATTTGAGATCTATGGAAATGATCGATACATCTATCAATACATCTCAGAAAAGTATCCAGAGGATGAGATCAAGTTTGACATTAGTCAGATCAAACTTGTTACTCTGGATATTGAGGTTGCTTCCGAACAAGGATTCCCCGATGTAGAATCTGCATCGGAAGAGATTCTTGCAATCACTATTCAAGATTACAGCACCAAAAAGATTACTACCTGGGGAGTCAAACCTTTTGCAAACAAGCAAGAGAATGTGACTTACTACAATTGTCATAGTGAGTATGAACTTCTCAGTAACTTTATCAATTACTGGATGGTTGATGTTCCTGATGTGATCACAGGTTGGAACATTCAGATGTATGATATTCCTTACATTTGCAAACGACTCAATCGTGTCCTTGGTGAGAAGTTGATGAAGAGATTATCTCCTTGGGGTCTTGTTACTCAGGGTGAAGTTTTTGTTCTGGGTCGAAAGCAAACTGTCTTTGATGTTGGTGGACTGACTCAACTTGATTACCTTGATTTGTATAAGAAGTTTACATATAAGGCACAAGAATCATATCGTCTTGACTACATAGCTGAGGTGGAGTTGGGACAGAAGAAACTGGACCACTCTGAGTTTGATACCTTTAAAGATTTCTACACAAAAGGGTGGCAGAAGTTTATCGAATATAACATCGTTGACGTAGAACTTGTTGACCGTCTGGAAGACAAGATGAAACTGATTGAACTTGCATTGACTATGGCATATGATGCCAAGGTCAACTATGCTGATGTGTTCTATCAGGTCCGCATGTGGGATAACATTATCTACAATTACCTTAAAAAAAGAGACATCGTTATTCCACCCAAAATTCGTTCTGATAAAAACGAAAAGTATGCGGGGGCATATGTCAAGGAACCGATTCCTGGAAAGTATGACTGGGTTGTGTCTTTTGACCTTAACAGTCTCTATCCTCATCTCATTATGCAGTACAATATCTCGCCAGAGACCCTCCTGGACGAGAGGCATCCAACAGCAACAGTTGATAAGATACTTAATGAGGAGATAAACTTTGAACTGTATAAAGATAATGCGGTCTGTGCCAATGGTGCAATGTTCCGTAAAGATGTCCGTGGATTCTTACCAGAACTCATGGAGAAGATGTATGGTGACCGTGTAATCTTCAAGAAGAAGATGCTTGCTGCAAAACAAGAATATGAAAAGACTCCTACTAAGGCACTGGAGAAAGAGATTGCCCGTTGCAACAATATCCAGATGGCTAAGAAGATCTCACTCAACTCTGCTTATGGTGCAATCGGTAATCAGTATTTCCGTTATTACAAATTGGCCAATGCGGAAGCGATTACGCTTTCTGGTCAAGTCTCTATCCGTTGGATTGAGAGTAAGATGAACCAGTATCTAAATAAACTGTTGTCTACAACCGAAGAAGATTATGTTATCGCATCAGACACTGATTCGATATATCTTAATCTCGGACCTCTTGTTGATAAATTTTTTGTTAATAAGTCTGGTGATAAAGCAAAGGTCGTTGAACTACTTGATATGGTATGTCGTGACAAGTTGGAACCGTACATCGATAAGTGCTACCAGGACCTGGCGACGTATGTATCGGCATATGACCAAAAAATGCAAATGAAACGTGAGAATATTGCGGATCGTGGTATTTGGACTGCCAAGAAACGTTATATTCTCAACGTGTGGAATAGTGAGGGTGTTGCTTATGCAGAACCCAAACTGAAAGTTATGGGCATTGAGTCCGTAAAATCATCTACACCTGCACCCTGCCGCAAGATGTTGAAGGATGCATTCAAGATTCTGATGACAGGAACTGAAGATGATATGATTTCATTCATTGATAAGTCCCGTGAGGAGTTTAAAAAACTTCCCCCTGAGCAAGTATCATTTCCCCGATCTGCTTCTGACGTAGTGAAGTATAAAGGTTCCTCAGAAATTTATATTAAAGGAACTCCCATTCATATTCGTGGAGCACTTTTGTTCAACCACTATATCAAAGAGAAGAAACTTACTAACAAGTATTCTCTTATTCAGAACGGTGAGAAGATCAAGTTTTGTTATCTTAAAAAACCAAATATCATCCACGAAAACATCATCTCATTCATTCAGGATTTCCCACGGGAACTTAATCTTGACAAATATATTGATTATGACCTACAATTTGAGAAAAGTTTTGTAGAACCTCTAAAAGCAATCCTTGATGCGATTGGTTGGAACGTGGAAAAAACTGTAAACCTGGAACTATTTTTCTCCTAATGGACCTGCCTATTAACGATAAAGAACTTGCTACCATTGTGAAAGCATTGACTCTTGGTGGTGATGTTGCTCTTTATCAAAAATTAAAGACTATCAAAAAAATCCGTGAGGAAAACCCTGGTGGTCCTTATAAAAAAATTGCCCGTGAACAATTTGGATTCGTACTATAATGTTTTTCGATAAGATTAGTTTAGTTACTGGTGGATTTGATCCAATCCACAGTGGACATATCAGATATTTTGAAAGAGCAAAAGACCTCTCAGATTATCTTGTGGTCGGTGTAAATACTGACTATTGGTTGACTCGCAAAAAGGGTCAGTATTTTCAGTGTTGGAAAGAACGTGCAGACATCGTTCGTCACTTGAATATGGTTGATGCTGTTATTTCCTGGGATGATGGTGACGATAGTGCTTGTGGTGCTATTGAAAAATGTCTTGACATTGCACAAACTGTAATCTTTGCTAATGGTGGGGATCGTGCAAAGGGAAACACTCCAGAACTAGAGAGATTTAAAGATGATCCTAGAGTCCAGTTCGTTTGGAGTGTTGGTGGTGATGAAAAAATGAATAGTAGTTCATGGATTCTCCATGGATATTTTGAACGTCAGAGAAAATTACTAGGTATTTGATTATGGATTTTTTAAAAGAAATTGTAAAAGAAATCGGTGATGACTACACAAAACTAGCAGCAGACATCGATGAAACAGAGCAATATGTTGACACGGGTTCGTACATTTTTAACGGACTTGTTTCAGGGTCTATATTTGGTGGTGTATCTGGGAATAAGATTACTGCCATTGCTGGCGAGTCTAGCACTGGAAAAACTTTCTTCAGCCTCGCTGTCGTTAAAAATTTCCTTGATGCTAATCCTGATGGGTATTGTCTATATTTTGACACTGAAGCCGCTGTTAACAAGACTCTTATCGCAAGTCGGGGTATTGACCTAGAACGACTGGTTGTTGTCAATGTCGTCACCATTGAGGAGTTTAGGACTAAGGCACTGAAGGCAGTAGACATATACTTAAAGAAATCTGAAGAAGAACGCAGACCCTGTATGTTTGTGTTAGACTCTCTTGGTATGCTTTCCACAGAGAAGGAGATCCGTGATGCTCTAGACGACAAGCAAGTTCGGGACATGACCAAATCCCAACTTGTGAAAGGGGCATTCCGTATGCTTACCCTAAAACTTGGTCAGGCAAAAATCCCCATGATCGTTACCAACCACACTTATGATGTCATCGGTTCTTATGTCCCTACAAAAGAAATGGGAGGAGGCAGCGGTCTCAAGTATGCAGCAAGTACAATCATCTATCTCAGCAAGAAGAAGGAGAAGGATGGAACAGAAGTGGTCGGCAACCTTGTCAAGGCTAAGACTCACAAGTCACGTTTAAGTAAGGAGAACAAAGATGTTACCATACGTCTTTATTACGATGAGCGTGGTCTTGATCGATATTACGGTCTTCTTGAGTTGGGTGAACTGGGAGGTCTCTGGAAAAATGTTGCAGGTCGTTATGAGATAGACGGCAAGAAAGTCTATGCTAAAGCAATCTATAAAGACCCCGAACAATACTTCACCCCAGAAGTAATGGAAAAACTAGATGAAATTGCTAAGGAGGAATTTAGTTACGGATCATGATGAATGTTTTAGGAAAAGAGGAATTTAGACCTGTAGTCAGGTTTGGAAAAATTATTCCAAAATATTGGATTGCTGAGGATAGTAGACTGTATAGTGAAATAACTGGTAGATTTTTGAAAGCAATTCCCTCATACTATACAAAAGCAGACGGAACTAAAAAACTCTCAAGTGTGAGAACTGATTTAACTATACCTGAGAGTTTGTTTGAAGACTATAGTCATCATTCAAGATCAGAAGGCACTGTCTCCATAACTTTACGTACTCACCGTGCTGTGATGGAAACCTGGAGACCGATTGATGAGTATCCACCAATCCCTAAGGAAGATTGGGATAGATGTCCCGAATCCGCAAAACAATGGATTCGTGATACTGCAATCGTTGATCATAAGGATGATGATCCTACCAACAATCATGTAGACAATCTTCAGTGGGTTATTCCTAAAGATAACAACCCATATCGAAAAGCACATAAGTCATGATTAAGATTCTGAAAACTGGAATCAACGTTGATAAAGTCATAAAACAACTGAAGAAGTATCCACAGGACTGGGACCATCAGAAGAATCTGAAGGACTCCCAGTCCTTAGTTGATAGGGGATTTGCAGACTTGCCAATTAGTGCTCTTCAACTTATAATAGGTGGGGTCAAACACAAAGATGACTTTGTGGGAGACTCTGAGATCAACATCAAAACCCCAGCCTATACTCACCACAGTGAGATCCGAAAGATCATACGCAAGCATTTTAAGAACGCAGAAATTCATCGGTGCGGTTTTCTTTCACTTCCTGTAGATGAGATTGTAGGAGCACATATTGACGAGGGTACTTATTACCTGAGCAGAAACAGGTATCATCTTTCCATACTTGGTAAGTATCAATATTTCTGTGGCAAAGAAACTGTCATTGTTGAACCAGGAACTCTTCTTTGGTTTAACAACAAACTTCCTCACGGCACGGTGAATGTCGGTGATGAAACAAGGATAACATTCGTTTTTGATATACCACATGGACAAAGTTGAAATCTTAATCCTGAGAAATCTACTCTATAATGAGGAATACCTTCGCAAGGTTGTTCCTTTTATCAAGGCAGATTATTTTGAGGATCATCAACAAAAGATTGTATTTGAAGAAATCCTAAATTTTGTCACTCAGTACAATCAACCAACAACTAAAGAAGTTCTCTGTATTGAGGTAGAGAAACGTCAGGACATTAATGACACGACTTTCACTGAGATTACAAAACTGATTAGTTATTTGGAAGATGTTCCCACTGACTTTGAATGGTTAGTTGATACTACTGAGAAGTGGTGTAGAGATCGTGCTATCTATTTGGCATTGATGGAATCCATTGCTCTTGCAGATGGGAAGGATAAAGACAAAGACAGGGGTGCTATCCCCAGTATTCTGTCAAAAGCATTGGCAGTCTCTTTTGATACAAACATCGGTCACGACTACCTGATTGATTATGAACAAAGATACGAAGCGTACCACCGCAAAGAAGACCTCATCCCATTCGACCTTGAGTATTTCAACAAAATTACGAAGGGTGGTCTCCCGAATAAAACGCTTAACATTGCTCTCGCTGGCACTGGTGTCGGCAAGAGTTTGTTTATGTGCCATGCTGCAGCTTCCGCACTCCTGGGAGGGAAGAACGTATTATACATCACGCTTGAAATGGCTGAAGAAAAAATTGCAGAGCGAATTGATGCTAACCTACTCAATGTACCTATTCAGGAGATAACAGATCTTCCTAAGGTGATGTTTGAGGATAAGGTAACAAAACTTGCAAACAGAACCCAAGGATCCCTAATTATTAAAGAGTATCCAACGGCGTCTGCACATGCTGGTCACTTCAGGTCACTTCTTAATGAACTTGCACTTAAGAAGTCATTTAGACCTGATATTATTTTCGTTGATTACCTTAATATATGTGCTTCCGAAAGGTATCGCGCAGGTAGCAATGTCAATTCATATACAGTTGTCAAGGCTATTGCTGAAGAACTTAGAGGACTGGCTTGCGAAGCGAACGTACCTATCGTATCTGCCACCCAGACCACTCGTTCTGGTTATGGCAGCAGTGATGTTGAGCTTACTGACACTAGTGAGTCCTTTGGTCTCCCTGCTACTGCTGATCTTATGTTTGCCCTTATTTCAACTGAAGATCTTGAAGGACTCGGGCAAATTATGGTGAAGCA